GATTCTTCTTTTAGTGTTACAGTATCACTTGTTGTAAGACTGTGTGATCCTATTGTAAGAACCATATCTCCAGTGGCTTGATTGTAAGTTGCTGCCGATACATCATAGTTTGTGTTATTATCGTTAACAAATGCACGAATTTCTTGTGCTATAAATTCTCTGTTTGCTATTAGTCGATCTTTGGCATCAATCAAATCTTGGTTTGCACCTACAGGATTAGTGAATACTAGTGCATCAGCTGCTGCGTCTGTGCTTTGTACGCCGTTAGTAAAAATATCAATTACTTCATTCCACGCTGCTAATGCTCTTGTTTCGCCTACATCACTTAAACCTTTTTCTATAGTTTCATTACGTGCAAACTTAAAAGATTCTAATGTTTGTAAACCTTGTGCGGCTTTGTTATTTGCAGCACCTGCTCTTGAGTAGGCAAGACCTGCTGTGACAGCATTATAGTTTGTACCTAATGCTGTATCTTTTGCCACAGCATCTAAAATTAGTCCAATGTCTCTTTCACACTTTGCACTATCATATGTAAAGTTTACATAGTTCTCATTAATGTAGGCAACTGTTTCAGCGGCAACAAAATTTCTGTTTGCTTGTAACTGTAATTTGGTATTTACTTGTCCTGTAGTTGCTGTTGAAGGATTTGTAAATACTAGTGGATCGGCTGCTTGCGGTGTGCTTACTGCACCGTTTTGAATAATATCAATTACTTCATCAAAAGCTGCTTCAACATCAGATTGTGAAGGTGAGTGTGTTGTTGCATCGCTTGATCTACTTTTTGCATAATTTATACCAGCTATAGTTTCAGTATTTTGATTACTCAATACATAAGCACTATTAGCTCTTTGATAACTTAATCCTGCTGTAACAGCATTATAGTTTGTGCCTAATAAGGTGTCATAAGCCGCGGCATCAATAATTAGTCCTGTGTCTCTTTCACATTTTGCTTGATCATATACATAATATTGATTATTAATATAAGCAACTGTATCTTCTAGTAAGAAAGTTCTATTTGCTAAAACTTGATCTACACCATAAATTAGTTCGTTACTTGCAGGACCAGGATCAGGGTATACTGTGCCTTCGCTTGGTTGCTGATCAAATTCTATAATATTAAGAACATCGTCCCATCTTGCAGAAACTGCATCTTTTATTGTATTGTTTGATGTAACTGCCGCAACTCCTAATGTTTTTGCATATTTTAGTGCAAGTATTGTTGCTGGTTTTTGTTCAACATCTAAGTATGCAACATTAGCTCTTTTGTATGCTAATCCTGCTGTAATACTGTTATGGTTAGTACCTAATTGAATATCTCTATTTACAGCATCAACAATATATCCTATGTCTCTTTTACACTTTTCAATGTTATATGTAAGTGTAGGATTTGTTGCTAAATTATAAGCTACAGCATCTGCAATAAATGTTGGTTTGTTTGTTTCTATTATATTTGCTGCATCAACTTGTAATTGAGGCTCATTCTCGTATACTGGATAGGTCTTTGTTGCTGGCAATCTAGTAAGTGTGAGATTGTCAATCATATCTTCTATATTGAAAAGTAATGTGTCTAAGAAATCTGCTTCACTTTGTGTTGCATTCTGACTTGTAAAGTCCTGTGATACTGCATTTCCAGTCGTTGCTGTAACTGCTAATCCTCTTACTGTTCTTGCAATTACAAATCTCATTCTGGCATATGTGTTAACAATTGCTTGTCTATTGTTTGGAGTTAAGTCTGCAAATTGTGTTCCGGCAGCACCGTTAGCAAAATAATATTTGGCTTCTTGTACTGTGCTACTATTACCACCATACAAAACATCAAATGTCATTGCATCTAATATTTTATCAAAGTCGTCTTTGTAATCATCTTCGTCGTATGTAAATCCAGGTGCTTCAGCACTTAAGAATGTAACAAATTCTTCTTTCAAAAATGCTTTGTTTGCTATAAGTTGATCTTTTGCATCAGCTCTATTATTATCAACTCCGTTGTGTTCTGGAAAAACAATTACATTTCCTGAACTATCGCCGTCATCAATTATGTTCATAAATTGATTGAAGCCTTCTTTTACATTTTGTAATGCAATAGAACTTGCTTGTACTTCAGTTAAGCCTTCAAATCTACCACTTAGATATCTAAAACTTGCAAGAAGCATTGGTTTAAATCTATCTCGAAGTTCATACTCTTGAGCAATTCTTATAATTTGTTGATTACTTTCTAGAACTGCAAACATTTGAATACCATTTATAAGTATTTCCATATCTCGTTCATAATCTCGTTGGCTGTAACTTAATTCAGTAAACTGATCATTTACATAAGCAACAACTTCCTCAACTAAAAATTCTCTATTTTCAAAAACATTATTTTTAGCTGCGATTCTTGCTGGATCAATAGTTGCTAAATCATTAAACGTATTAGCAACATCGTTTGAATTATTTGGTTGTATACTACTATCGCCAGCACTTATTGTGTTTGTTATGATTGCAAACAACCTATCAATTTCTTCTTCCATAGAAATATTAGTTGTTTCTGCTTTCATCAAATCTCTAGCTTGTTCTATACCATACACAGTTGGTGCCAATTGATCTGATAATACTTTACTAGATGTTGCCCTTAAATAACTTGTTCCTGCAGCTTGTGATTGATATTCAGTGCCAAGCACAATGTCAGATGTTACTGCATCAATTATTCTACTTAAATCTCTCCTACATACTTGTTCATCATAAACAAATGGTGGATTAATTTGATTAGTGCCTGTGATGTAATAATACTGTGGATCAGTATCAAATTTAATAATACTACCTGTTTGAGGTTTATCTCGTAAACTGTTTAATCTAACTGTAACGTTTGTTGCAAGATTGACTGTACCTGTAGCTTGTGCTGATGCACCGCCGCCACTAAAACTTATTAAAGGTACACTTGTGTATCCACTACCTGCATCTTGTATTGTAACAGCCGCAAGTCTTCCTGTAGTTGCATCAATAGAAGCAGTAGCAGTAGCAGTTACCCCACCTGGCTTAGAAGGCGCTTCAATAGTAACCGTTGGAGCACTTGTATAATTTGCACCAGGCGTGTTAATAGTTACACTTGCAACTGTACTATAGTAATCTTGTTGCGCTCTAGCTGTTGTATATGCTTGTGGATAAAATCCATCTGCATCAATACCTACTAAACCAAAGTCACTAACTGAGTTTGAAATAGATAAGTAACCACCTCTTGTGGTCTTAAATCCAACGCTACAAAAAACCGAGAAACAGCTAACAATCTGTGTGTAACCAAAGTTATCAATCCAAAAGCCAATACCACCTTGAGAGATTTGTGTAAATGCATCTGCAACAAATGAAAACACAAGAGATGCAGGGTCGTATGCATTACCATCAACATACAATCCGCCGCCACCGCCTGTATCATTAACTTGTTTATCAAATGGTAAAGAAGGATTGTCTTCTACCATTATTGGTCTAGCACCAGGCTCAACTCCTGGAATCTGTACAGTTTCAAATGGAATAAATTCTGTGCCATCATTTAACCACGGTCCGTTCATATTAGTACAATTTTGAACATACGGTGAAGTTGTAACAAGAGCACCTGGACGTATTTCAGCACACCATCCTGGATATCTTAATCCTCTAAATGTTAGTTCGTGCAAGTAACACGCATTGCCCATAAAAAATATTGTTTGGGTATTATTTCTTGGAAAAATCCTAGTGTTTCTTAAATCACCTGTTCCTCTAACTGTAACAAAATCAGGTAACGTTATTGGATTATCTTCGTAAAAATCACCAGGACCAACAAGTATGGTTGTGCCAGGTAATGCGGTAGCAACTGCACTTTTTATAGTTGCTTTTGCACCATCAGGTCCTAAACTTTTACCATCGTTGTTGTCATTACCATCTTGTGTTACATAGAGTATGTCTGTAACTTCAGGACCACTAGTGTTTCCTGTAACAACTAGATCTCCTTTGATCCGCGTTTTGCCACCAGCTGGTTCAATAAGTACTTCGCCATCTGCTGTCAGAGTAACACTTTGATCTCCAATCAATCTTTTATGTAATGACTGTTTCTTAAAATATTCCATTTATACTTCCAAATAACTCACTGTGCAACTTAAATTTGTTGGGTTTGCTCCAACAAACACTAGCCTATCATCTGCTTCTAAAATAAGTCTTTCAACATTAAATGTAAAAGTATCTGCAGCTGCAACTTTTAAATCATTCAATATCAAATTTCTGTTTGCTTTACTTTGTCCGTTTGGAATCACGTGCATATCAAAACTTGTATCATTAGCACCGCTTCCGTCGTCTATTTGATTATTACAAACTAGGACTGTGGTAATTGCATATTTTTTTGTTGCAGGGACAGTTATTAATGTTGTGTCAGTGCTGTTTATTTGTGCGTTAACTATTGCCATTTCTGTTCCTCTTAAAATATTATACTAAAAAGTAGTGCTTTGTTTCTACTTGCTATCTCGTCTTGTGTTGTATCTTCGTTTACAAAATATAAACCAGTTCCGCCATCTGCAAGTGTTTTACTGTACAATGTCACACCATCTGTTGGTGCTGAAGGATCTGTTAATTTTTTAAAGGTACCTGGTGTATCAAACTTGACACTACCGCTACCACTTCCTGCTAGAATTACATCACCGTTTGTATCTTGAGTTGTAATTGTGCCAGCATTCAGTCTTAAACTACCTACATCTAAACGATTTTCAAAAAACGTTCCTACTAGTGTTCCGTCAACTGTAAATTCAATTCTGCTTGTAGAAGCATCCTCTTCAAAATCATAAGTTTTTACAGAAGTTACTGTACCTGTTCCTGCATCAATACTGGTTTGGAAATTGTAATCTGTAAAACCTTTAACATAATCTTCAAGTAGTCTAACAGTAACTAAGGCATCGTCATCAGTTGGTGTTCCTAATTTATTTGGAGTAGATGGATTGAATTGAATATCACTTCCGGTATACGGATAAACTTGTTTTTCATAATCCGTTGTTCCTGTTACAGTCACTATACTAGTGCCAGCACCTAACAATGTTAAATTGTTTGCGTTGCTTGTATCAGGTCTAATGCTTGATGCATACAATCCTTGTATTGCACCTGCCGCATCCTGTAATATCCAACTACCTTGTTTACTGATACCTCCGGTTATACTGTTTAAACTTTCGTTAAAGAAAAATTGCGCATCTTGCGGTACACCTCTATCAATAATAATACCAGAGGTGCCTAATGTAACACCATTACCAGTTTCGCCGCTATTGAGAGTAATTGTATTATCTTCAATAACAAGTTCACTAGAACCAATAGAAGTAGTTTCACCTTGTACTGCTAAGTCACCAGTAACTGTAACATTACCAGTCGCCCCAACATCAAATTGGATGTTACCACCATCTTCTACTTTTATGACGTAATTATCTACACCTGTCTGTACGATACGCTGAGACATTTAGCTCTCCTTAGATAGCTGTTAGTCTGATCAATGATTCTGTTGAGTCATCTTCAACTGTCCAAGTGTAACGATTATTGTCCCAATCTACGGCAGTTCTGTTGAAAAGTTTTTTAAGAATTACAGGGCTTCCTGTAAGTCCTACTAGTGACATTTCGCCTGCTGCGTTTGGCGCTACTTCATTTACAAGTCTGCAAATAAAAGTATCACTTCCGTTTGTTGTAACAGTAAATTTGTTAGTACCTCTTTGGTCTACAATGTATCCTTCTACACTTGATGAACCATTGTGGTATCTAACTGGTATTGTTGGTTGAGTGTTATCTCCGGTTGCACCGAAAAATCTTTTATTAATTGGTCTTCCCATTTGTTTTCTCCTTTATAGAAGTCCGATGCGGGTTCTAGCCGCTACGCTGTGGGTACAGCATAAGTCTGCATAAGCAGTACTATCTGACATAAGTATTTATCCTTTTAGAAAAAATGGGTTATAATGTCGTAAAAAAAGGTCTACCAAATAAATGATAGACCTTTCTATAATAATGCTTAGGGAGGACTTGGGTTTCACCTCCAACTAGGTCGACCGAGATACCATTCTCCAAATCCCCTAGCACTTACTTCCGCCCGGGAGGGCGATGTGATTCTTAGTCGCTAAACTTTGAACCTGGCTACCACGCCTAAGCAATCAAGTTATGCCTCTTGGTCAGACACGTTTCCTTGCACTAAGCTGATAACAAACCGTCGTTTATTAACAATATAAACACTATAGCAAATAAAACTACAATGGTCAACCTATTTTTTTAATATTTTCTGCATATTTTCTACGATTTTTTTCAACTTGTTCATATTCAATTTTATCTCCTATGACAAGATTTTCTTTATGTCTATCAAACAATACATCTACTCTAACTTGTCCAAACTTATCAGGACGTATAACACCTTTGACACCAACAAACTTATATACTTGACCTTTGTGTTTCATTATTCTAAATCCTTGCTACATATAAATCCTTGCGGATTATGTTTTTTTGCTTTACAATACTTATCGTAATATTCTATATCTTCTGCATATATTTCTTGCAACTGATTGTATGCTGAATCGCATATTAGTTCTTTGTAATCTTCAACATTATATTTAATGATAGCTTTGTTATCGTTAATTGTATGTGGATTCCAAGTAATAATTGGAAAGGATTTTTGCAAAGTTTCAGTTAAATTTTCTGTGTCAGTAATAATATCCCAATGGTTTTCTTTTATTTTTTTATTCCAAATAGGAACAAAATGATCATTTCTATACCATTTACGTATGTTGTCACGCCAAGCTTCGTATTGCATATCAATAAATTTATGTATGAAGTCTGGATCTATTCTTACATAACTTAGTCCTGCATATCTATGTCGCATACAAAAAATATAAGCACTAAACCATCTTTTAATTGGTTCACGTATTACAATCATACTTCGCAAATTTATATCAGGTGACAATATTAGCTGTGTCTGTGTAAAATATTTTTTTGTTTGTTTGTGGTTATTAAAATATACATTTCCTGTTTTTGCAGGTATTTTTAAATATGATTTTAAACCTATGTATACTTCTTCCATTGTGATTTATTTACTCATAAAAATAGGCCCCGTAGGGCCTATTTTGAATTCTTACTAATATTGCTATTAGCTGAAGCTTAGGTTGCCTGCATTCACTTCTACAGCTTCTAAGTAGTCAGCTGCATTACCAAGTGATGATGCAGTGTTTGACAACTCAACATATCCGTAACGAGTCATAAATGATACGACTGGCTCGAATGATGTTGGGTCAAGCACAACGCCACTTGACATTAATGGAATGTATGGGCAATAGAACGCTGCTGCGTCTGATTCGCTAGTACCTTTGTAACCAACAAGTACATCGTCATCTGCTGCATATGTGTTTACGTAAATTTTCATTGCGCCATTTAGTGTACCAACCATTTTGGTGTTTGTTGGTGCTTCAAATGTGCCTTCAGTTGTACGTGCAAATGCAGAAGTTGTTGCTGACTGTAGTACAGTTAAAATTGCTGGAGAAACAACAGCCCAGTTACCTGCGCCTCTTCTTGTTCTTTGTGCAATTCTGTTAGCTGCTCTGTTTACAAGAACTGCTAATGCTGCGTGTTCGTCACCAACAAAAGTAGCAGTACCACTTACAGCCGCTTGGTTGTATGTGTCTGTACCTGTACCTGCTAGTGTTTTTAGAGAACCTAAGATCTCTTGATCGATTTCTGCAGTAATTTCTTGTGCTAATGCAGCCATAATTTCTGCTTCTACATCGATACCGTGCTGGCTTTGAGCATCCTGAGCTGCTTCAAATGTCCAACGTGCTGAGAGCTTTCTTGATTTAGCTTCAACAGTTTGCTTCAAGATCTGGATGCTTAGTTTATTACCAGCTGAACCTTCGAGAGCTGCTGTAGCTTCGGCTGTTCCGCCTGTAGCACCTGAATATGCTTCAGCGATCTTGAATGGTGAAAGTGCTTCTTCGCCAGCTACTGCTCCGCTTGCGCCTGAGCCTACTGTATCGGAGTAGCGTACTCTCAATGTGTGGATTTGACCCACTGGACCAGTCATAGGCTGTACACCAACGATCTCGTTTGCGATCACAGTTGGCATTACACGTCTAATTACTGGAAGAATAACACGATTAAGTGTTGCGATATTACCGGCAGAGGTAGCACCTGCTGTAGCGGTCTCAGCCAAATACTTGCGAGTATTTTCTAGCGTTGACGCCATTACGCTTTTCTTTGTGCCGTTTAGGCCTTCAAGAAGTGCTGTTTTGGTCTCCTGCCAGCGACTTTCTAATAGTTCTGACATAGTTATCTCCTTAATTCAAACCAGCTAAACGCTTAATATCAACTACGTTGCTATCTGCTTTAGCTGTCATATCAGTGTTTTCTGTTCTATTGCCTGTTACTTCTTTGCCTTCTTTTAAAACTGCCTTTTTCGCTGGACTCTTGCCGTCGATAACTGCCGGTAGATATTTGTCAAACTGTGCTTGTAAGCGATCTGTTTGAACTGATTCCAGTAAGTCCATCATAATATCTTTCTGGTCGTGGCTCAATGGAGCAACTAGACCATCAATTTTATCTTTGCGAGCAATTGACTCGTTAATTGATTTAACCTCGTTTGCCTTTGCTTCCGCAAGTTTTATAGCTTTAGCCGCTGCTGTTCTAGCTTCTACAAGTTGTTTCTCTTTTGTGTCTACAACTGATAGAAGTTTTGAAGTTTCACTCTTCTCATTTAGATAAGAATGACTGTATTCGTTTGCAAATGCTTCGAATAACTTGCGACCAAAATCATTTTGTCGTGCTTGATCGATATCTTCTTTGAGTGCTGAAATTTCTTTTGTAAGTCCTTTTGACACTGTTTCTGATACCAACGCGGCACTTTTCTTAATGAATTGTGTTTTAACATCATTAAGATGACTCTTAGCTTCACGTACAAGACGTACTTTTGTTTCAGCTAAGTCTTTTTTATCTTCGTAAAATTCTGCAAGCTCTTTTGCAAGTGATTCAACTACAAACTCTTCTAAGGCAACAAACTTATCAGCAGTTGCTTTTTGATCTGCGTGTAGCTCTTTTATTTCTTCTGCTAATTGCTCTGAAACAAAAGTTTTCATTAGATTGGCATTTTTACGCTGTGCAACTGCAAATTTAGCTTTTGCTTCTGCAAGTTGCTTACGATCATCTTGGAATTCTGCGATTTCTTCTGCTAATTTTTCGCTGACTAAAGCGTCAATGGCTTCAACCATTGTTGTTTTGTCGTGTTCGTATTTTTTAGCAAATTCTTCGCGTAGTTCCGCAGTGACTTCAAGGCGATTTTCCTTAATTTTTGCGTTCCACGCTTCTTCTAACTCTGAACGTACTTCTTCCGATAGTGCATCATTTTCGAAGAGATTTTTTAGTGCTTCTAACATTAGTTTCTCCTCGTTATTGGAGCCTGCTTATTATGTTTAATAAGCTCTCTTTTAAATATTTTTGTGCCTGTTTATCGCCTTGGACTTCTCTCGAAGTTAAAAATGCCTTGTATCCACCTTTTTCATTCATCAAATGTTCGTAAATTGGTGTAGGATACGCACCAGGGGCGCTTGGCTGTGCCACAACGTCCACGGTAATTATTTCAAATCCGGCAACTTGACCTCCGCCATCAACTTCACCCGACCCTCTTGATGAGACGCCTAGTTTAACTCCGCTTTCAAGCATTGTTTTTACTAGACCTCCCATCGGGGTTGGTAAAATTTTTAATTTGCCGTAACCATTTGGTCCGTCCATCCACATACTTTCAACCATATGGCATACACGGTCAAGGTTAATATTAAGTCCTTCAGGATGATCTACTTCTCCTAACACTGAGTAGCCGCCACTAATTTGTTCGTTGAGTGTGGTGACAGCCCTGCTAATCTCATTCACGGGATAAACACGCTGATTGGCGTTTTTGACTCCGCCTTGGATACAAATACCTTTCATATAAAGGTC